CACGCCATAGGTGCTGCGTTAGCAGGTTCTCTAAAAAGATTCATTTAGGAGCTCCTATGTTAAATGATTTCTTTCACTTAGTTATTAAATTTAATAACCAAAACTTAAAAATTTTGGTATGGTGAAAGGTACCTAACGCGAATAAGTACCCACCACAGATAATAAATGTTTTTTTCCACATGGCCATAGGAATTATAATACATGAATAATACAGCATATGACACCCTTTTATTAAAAGGGAGAAAGATGGATAAGATAGAGTCTCAAGTGAGACAGGCTATCATCCGTGGGGAGATCAGACCAAGCACTGATAAACTCCTCGATAATGGACATGGTCGTTTCTACTTTATTCTAGACAAAGTAGATGTCGATCCGTTCAATTACCCTTTAATTTTCGACATGGAAGGAAGAGGACGAATTATCGTGACGGATTTACGAACACACTTACGCGGAGTGGTGATTGATAATGATGGTGACGATATTCAAATTCGTAAGGGAACCAGTGCAGCCCAAGTGGGGAACATGGCAATACTAAATAGTATCTGGCTAGATAACGCTGTCTCTTTAAGAACCTTCTCTCCTTTACCCATGATTCTTTACGCCTCATGGATTAGTGAATCGATTTCAAGAAAGTTAGGATTAGATCCTGCGACACAAATGTATCTTGCCACCTTATTCGGTTGGTTTTATTTCGCACGTTTTAATGCCGATAAAGAAGTGGTTGCACTCCAACAACAGAAGTTTACGATACAGTTCCAACGCGCAATGAAATATCCAGAAGAAATTGTTTCTGATGTATTGCGCCGTGTTGATACGGCAACGTTTACGGATATTTACGAATTGATTAAATTCATCCAGCAGGATAACATGAACGTCCGTCTTGATAAGTTGCAGTTAAAAGATGTTTACGCATTACTTAATGTGGGTTGGTTTGGTGGGCCAAATGCAAGAGAACAAGTTGATGTTTCTGTGGAGTTTCCACCTGTCTTCTTGGCGATGGTATTTGAAGCAGTAACAAATAGAAGTTACTCTAAATCACCCCTTGCACAAATCTATCAGCGTCACATGAGAAATTACCCTGTGGCTGATTTTGAGAGAGATTTCACTATTTTAATTAGGAGTTAACATGTCAGTTGGCTACTTAGCAAATTATGCTTTACGTTCGATTTGGTGTTCCCCTTTTGAGGATGAACAATCGATTATCGAATTAAAGCGGCTTACACCGATTAACGGTGCAACAAAGGAAGTGAATATCTTTCAGGATAAATTTACACTTCCCGATTCACTCGATTACTTCCATGTCTTCATGATAGGTGGTAATCATCCTTCTCAACTCACCTTCCCTTATCGTAGTGGAGAGTGGGTGAAGCTATCCGATTGGTGTATGTTATCTCAACTTGTTGCTTATTTATACACCGAAAAAGGTATCCTGTTTCCACTTTCTCAAACGTTTATCTTACGTGAGGAAGATGAGAATTTCCTTCTTGCAGTCAGAATCTCAGAAAAGCTACCTGATTTAAATCAAGAGAAACTTTATCTTCATCTTTATCACAACCAGTATTGGACAGTCGATCTCCGTCAGAAGCTTAATGAGCAAATCGTTTGCCTAGGGGCAGAATTCCGTAAAGGGGCAGAGATGCAACTTGTTCAAAATAAAGTGGCGGAATATAAAGGAAAAGGATTTACACCCCATGTCTTTTATAACGGAAAGATGGTAGAAGGTTATCGCTTCAATAAAGATAAAGACGATATTCAAGAGATGATGGTTGATGGGTCGATTTATAAGGAATTCTTTTTCAGAATAAGCGACTTACCTCACTTCCAATCTAAACTCGATAAAGAGAAGAAATATTTACTTCATTTACCGAAGAATGAATCTGGACGTAATGACATCTATTATCGTGATGACATCAGTCTCTTCCTTGTGAAAATTCCTGAATTCAATTCACAACAACCAACGGAATCCACTATCGTTGATAGTCGTTATTATCATCGTAATAAAGAAGACTCCTTGCGGATGTTAACCCATCAAGATTATTCCGTTCCAGTCGATTATGTTTCTTCTTTAATTAGAAGTGCAGGTGAGTCGATGAACTACAACCAATGGTACATTCGTTTCGTCGTAAGACGTTCAGGGGTAAATCGTCAACTCATTAATGAGAAACACCATATCCGAGAGCTTTATCGATTAAACGATGCAGATATTGTCGGTGCGATGGTAGGCACCAATGCAACCATTGATGTTTGGCGAGCAGAGAACTTAGAAACCTCAACGTATACTTATCTCATGCGAGCTTATCGTCATGAAATCGATGATAAGAAAACAATTGATGCGTTAGGCTACGTGGGGGCAGCAAGAGTGCTTTCTAATCCTTGTGTGTCAATTACCCGTAATCCAAACGGTGATTACTTCCATCTTCCTGTCGGACTTGTGGCTTCGTGTATGGTTTACGAATACGACCGAACAGGTAGAATGACGGGTTATTACCAACATCATGGTTCCGTTAAGTATTTCGCGAAAGATCCGAATACGATTTTCATTGAGGCAATTGCAGGACAAGGTTCAAACAACCCTGACATCCGAATCAATCCACAAGATGTTAGCAGCCTCTTCCCGTTAAGTCATTATCGTCTTTATGTTTCAAAACTAAAAGATGGCGTTGTCACGACTTTTAGTGATGTAACAAAAGAAGGAAGTTATTTCCATCGAACTAACGACAACAAAGCGTTAGTTAAATTCGATAAGAATAAGGAAGTAGCTATCCTGATGGGAGATGGACATTGGTTAGCGTATGATTACGATATCGATGCGACAGATGGCGTATTCGATTTCTCGCTTGTTTCAGGAGAAAGTCAAACACCAATCATGGTACCTTATGGTAAAATCGATTTGTGGATGAATGGCTATTCGCTTGTAGAGGGAATTGATTACTTCATTTCTTTCCCATTAATTGCGGTTGTTACAAAACGCTATATCGATCCAGATTTAGCGAAGCAACGTATTACGGTGCGTGCAACAGGGTTTTGTGATAAAAATATGAAACGAATCCTCCCGAGAGAAATTGGTTTCATTACGTATGGTAAAATATCTTGTGATAACCACTACGATTTACACGATGAGAATATCACGCGGATTAATGTAGCGGGTGCAGTCATTGACCCAAGAGTATTGAACTTCGATAAGAAAACAGGAGAAGCCAGTGTTGCACCTTTTAAAGATGCTTTACCGTTCTCTGTTGAGGATTACTATATCCCACTCCGTGGTTTAATCGGGATTGATCTTTATAAGGAATTTGAAGAAGATAGAGAACGTTCGAATATTATTTCTGACTATCTCACAAAACGTCTTCCGAATACTGAAAAACAAAAGAATCCAAATATCCCGAAAGAGTATCAAGTCTATTCGCCGATGATGTCTAAGATTGTTTCCGATATTCAGAAGGGGATCCTTGTCATTGGACGACTCAATTCAAAAGATAGAATGGCGGTCGAACGAATCGTAAATAAATATAAACGTTTCTTAAATGTTGACCCAGCTTATCTTGGGTTTGATTACGATTACGTCACGGTACACCCTACCGTTGGAAATGAACCCATCACTGTTGAGTATCGAGTCTATGAATTTCTTGATGCAATCAATAAACTTTATTTTGAAAATGCAATTAACCTTAACCATTGGTTTAAGGTCAGTGCAAAACCGAGAGGATAGAAAATGGCTGGTAACATTAATCATAGCCGAGAGGTAGATAGAGTCACGGTAAGAGACCGTGCATTGCTCGGCGGGAATGAAGACATGAATTGGAAGATTTGGAACATCAACGATATTTATCGTGGTATCCAGTCCGAACGTGAACTCCATCACGTACAAGTCGGTGACATGGTCGTGGATTTAACAGGTGGCGTAGAAAGACGTTATTACGTGAAATCAATTGACGATTCAACACGTATTCCTGAACTTGTTTTACTCCGTCAATTAAAAGAAGACTCCAATACCGTTCAAGTTGAAATGAAAGGGGTAGGACCAGGTCAAGCATCAGAAACCTGGCGTTGTTTCTTTGATGATACAATAGAACCTCATTCACTAAGAGTGGATGGTAAAGTTTATTGCCATGGTTCGCTTGCCACACACTGTAAGATCTTCTTAGGTGTGGAAACCGATAAGTATAACGGGAAAGTGATTTCACAGTATCGCGATAACAACTCCGATAGAATCAGTGAGAATATCCCGTTAGAATTAGTCGGATGGCGTGATAATCAGGCTATCAAAACGCCAATGATGGGCTTTACTACACATAAGCTTCAAGACGGTGAAGTCGTCACCATGGTGACTTATTCTGCAGACGGTGTGGTTTTCCAACAAGATAGACTTATTGTCGTCAATACGGCTGACGTAAGACGTTCAGAAGTTGGGAAGAAATTCGTTGAGGGTATTGAGATTGTCACACCTTTCTTATCCGAAGTGGATGACCGAGAAGTGTTATTCCCGATTAACATGGATAGAGAAGCCGTCTTTATCATGTGTCGTGTGAATTACTCCGATGGCACATCGAAGACCTTAGCAGTGGATGGTGGACGTGTACAACTCCATGGCATGGATAGTTATATTCCTTCTGTATTGGGTGCAGGTTCGCCATTAGTTCTCCAGTATCAACTTGCTGAGAATGAAGAATCAACCCAAGCGTTACGTGGAACTAATCGTTTCTTGTCTGAAAGCTATATCGCAAGAACAAAAGAAGTTGATGGCGCTTATTCCGTTCGTCTATCCGTATTGCCTTTCTGGAATGACACGGAATGGGAACTCCATTATCGTTTACACAACTTAGATAGAAACATCTCTTACGATGTTACTGACGTTGTCGAAGCAGCGAGCAACTCAACGCCGTTCCAACCTCGTAAGTTCGGTACGATGCAACGTGTCGTCGTTGCGTTACAATTAGATAAGGTTTCTTCTTTTTTTGCGCGTTTCCGTCATGTTCAATCGTTTGATATCTCATTGATGGGTTCAGCAAGCATTGATACTTCACCTTTCTATATCAGCTATCACACTGGACAAGACCCTTACTACGGTCAAGATGTCAAAATTGTGAAATCTCAAGTAGGGGATAGACACTACATCAATATTAGTTGTGGTGCAACAACGCTAGAAGATTGGCTAGATAAACTTTATTATCGTACAGAACCACTCTTCAATAAGTTTGCTGAAACACAAGCCCCTAAACCAACTCACTTCATGTTGGTGGGACCAGGACTAAATGAAGAAGAAAATACCTTCTCCGTGGATAACTGGCGTGGTCAAAACGAGACACCAATTGAGATTCCTTCCAATACCGTGGTGGAAGTTCAATGGATTCGTAAAGACGGTGACCAAGTGATGTTTTTGACTTCTTCTCCAGTGGTGGTGAAAGCGAGCTAAATATGACAATACTCTTTAAAGAAGACTGGGAAAAGTATCCAGATGCGATTGCAGATTTTGATACGACCAACACAAGTTTTTTAGAGTTCTGTTCTATTTTGAAATCAATGGGAGTAGAGAATTACCTATTCCCTATTTCACTCCTCCAACCTGAGTTAAAAGGTGTAAATCCTCATGACCCCAATCTTGATAGTGAAACAATCAGTAAGATCTGGCTTGAGTGTTATTTTAACTTCTGGTATTTTTTAAGAGAAGTCTGTTTATTCCCAGCCACGACAGGTAGTGAACATAACCGAGTGAGAGCGAATCGTTCCATTATTGGTTTGTGTTGGGTATTGATGAACAACATCGATGCGTTCTGGCTACAACCTCGTCAGACCGGTAAATCTGCTGCAGCGGATGCCATCACAATCTGGCTAACGATGATACGGTCAGAAGGGGCGACACACTTCCTCGTGACAAAGGATAATGGACTTCTTTCTAAAAATATTGCTTCGTTAAAGAAAATGCGGGATATTCTCCCGCCTTATTTTTACGTTCGTTCTCGTAAGGACAAGGATACTGAACTTTACTTTAACTATGCTGAACTTGAAAATGAGGTTGTGGGGAAAGGCGGTCAGAAAGACCCAGATAGTGCAGAAAAGGTAGGACGTGGTTTACGTTTTGCGACTTGTCATAACGACGAACAACCTTTCTGTCCATATGCAGACGTATATGTTCCGGCGATGACTTCAGCGATGGATGCTTCAAGAAAAGAAGCAATTAGAAAAGGTCTACCTAACTTTTTCTTAACGACCACCACGGCAGGGGATTTAACAAACCGTTCTGGTAAGTACTCATTTGCGTTATATAACTCAGGTGCCACCTTTACTGAGAAGATGTACGATTGTAAAGATAGAGACACATTGATTGAACTTGTCAAACAAAACCGACGAGGTAAGTCTTTGCTCATCTCCGGTTGTTTTACTCACCGTATGCTTGGCATCAGTGATGAAGACTTCTGGGAATTGATTACAAAAGTGCCATCTACACCGGACCAGATTGACCGAGATTATTTCTTAGTGTGGACATCGGGTGGTCAGTATTCCGTTCTTCCACCTAACGTACAGAAAGGTATCCAAAACTCAGAACGTGAACCAGATTATCTTGAAATTACTGAAACTGGGTATATGATTAAGTGGTACGTCCCTGAGGATGAAATCGAAAACGTCATGAATAGTCAGGATGTAGTGATTTCATCAGATACCTCTGAACAGGTAGGACGAGATGCAACAACGTTTATTTTGCGAAGTACGCAATCTCTCTCTACGTTAGCTACCATGCAGGTCACTAACGCAAACCTTGTTGTAACAGCGGAATGGTTAACGAAATTCATGATTAAATATCCAAGAACAACCCTTATCATGGAACGTAAATCAACAGGTTCTATGTTTATTGATACGTTGTTACTTGTATTTATGAAAAATCAGATTAATCCGTTTAGACGAATCTATAATCATTTTGTTCAGTTCCCTGAGCGTTACCCTGAGCAACATCGTACGATTAGAAATTCAACGTTCATATCTGAGAAGTTCGTGAACGAGAATCGTAAGTACTTTGGGTTTTCACAAACTGGTAACACGCGTAATGTACTTTACTCGACCGTTCTTCAGACTGCAGCAAAACAAGCTCAGCATGTGGTGTTTGATAAACATCTTTCTGGTGAGTTAAGAGGATTGGTTATTCGAGATGGTCGCGTAGACCACACGGCAGATTCTCACGATGACTTAGTAATGGGGTGGTTGCTTTCACATTGGTTCTTGATGTTGGGTGTTAATCTTGATTTATACGGTATCGATACACGTCGTTTGTTAATCTCTGTTTCCGAAGATGGAAGACAGTTTAACGAAGATGACTTGATTGATAACGAACGGATTGACCAGATACAAGATGAAATTACTGAGTTGACTAACTTAATCAGAAGTAATCGTCACGTGGGACTTCAACTTGTTTATCGTCAACGTTTGGATAAATTAAACGAAGAGCTTGAATCTTATGGTGTAGAAGCGATAAATGTTCAGTCGATTGCAGAGGAGGTAAAAGATAACTCCTATGCAAGAATACGGAACTATGGACTTTTACATCGACACTAATCGTTTAACCTTTGCGCAGAGGAAAAGCAAATGAAAGCATTAATTGAACTTGGTATTAAATGGCTCAAAGACAAATTAGTCACTAAAGGTGTGGAAGTCGCATCCGATGCGATTGCCAAAACACTTAAAGAGACAGTCGAAGAGAGAAGTAAAGAAGGCTTAGAAAAGGTTCGTGATAAAGTCACGGAATCCGTTAAGGGTCTTGAGGGTACTTACAACAAATTGACAGAAGAGTTTTCTTCTAAAAAGGAAAAGGAAGAAACAAATAAGTTTGCCGAAGCCTTATCTGTTAAAGTATCTGAAGATACAAAAGCGATTTTCGACGTTAAACTTTACGACACACTCGATGAAGTGGAATACGACAAACAGATTGCTGTTATCCACCACATCAGTAAAGGTAAGGATGGGTTATTCATTGAAATTGAGTCTATTGAAGAACGTGAACGTTCCAATAAGAATCATCGTGAAGAACGCAACCTTGTCGATAATACTGAGCATGAACTTGCTCAAGCGATTAAAGTCTACTATGAGATGTCAGGTATCGTGTGTAAAGAAATCTTTCATTTACATGTACCAAAAACGTCTATCCAGACAACAAAACAATAAAGGTTTAAGGGAGACGTTGTCTCCCTTTATTTTTCATCAAAATGAGGATTATGCAAAATGAAATCATTTAGAGAGATAATTCGTTTTATCAAATTTATTCAAGTCAACCAAGAAGCACTCCAAATTGAAAATGTTAGAGAAGTGGTGGTTGTACTCATTCTTTTATTTAAAGGTGAAGATTATAAAAGAATGTTTAGAAACTTCCTATTGAAAGAAGTGAAAAGAAAAACGATGCTTTACTCAATCGTTGAAAGTGAGTTTAAGAATGACGCAAAACGTGCTTATCAGAAGTATAACTTCTTAGGACGTTTTGGTGTGAAAGGAAATGGTGAAGATAAATTTAACCGTCTAAAACATCTTATTTACAACTACGGCAAATTTAATAATATCTTAAAAGATAATGACGAAGATTTATGGTTATAATGAGTCTATTAAAATTTCACAACCATATTATCTAGGTGGAGAAAGAAGAACTTCTTCTTTCATTAATGAATATTAACATTCTCCAGACAGGAGATAAGGATTAAATTATGGCTAACATTATTACTACAGAACAAGCATTAGAAGTTTTAGAAAAACATACAACCAAAACCGTTGTGGATAGAGTACTCAAGAACGAGTATATGGATGTTAAAATATTCCGTTATTTCAATCGACTCTCAACTGATACGGGATTTATCGAGTTAGTAATATCAAGATTCGTATCGAAAGAGAAAAGAATCAACTTCTTAAATTCAAAGGCGATCGGCTCAACAATCTATAATGAACACGAGGCAGAGACTTGCTTCGTTAGTAAAGAGTTCGATGAGCAAGACTTGCCAGGTTATATCGAAGTGGGTTATGAACTTAGTACGGGTAAATACCCACTCTTAGTTAAACTCAGTGACAATGAATGGTTATTCGTTGAAGAAGAACCGAAGAAGTTAGAAGAAGGTTCAGAGTTGTCAGCAACTTCGATTGCAGAGAGAGTTAATAGAGGATGGTCAATTAAGACATGGAACAAACGAGGGGAGTTAAGAACATTCTCTAGTTATTCGAATGAGGTAGTTACCAGCATTGACGATGCGGAAGTAATTAAGTTAACTAATAATAAAGCAGACTCTACAATCTTAGAGTATGTTCTATATAGACGTTATAATGGCAATTTCATCATTACTGAGAAATCTGTCCAGTGGTCTATCGCTAAAACGATTGCGTAAAAAAGAGGGGGGGGTTTTGCCCCCTTTTTTTTTTTTTTTTTTTTT